ATGGTCCGGGGACATAAGCCTATGAGACTCATGGTAGATCCTCCCGATGGGTGGAGGTATGCATTCCCCAAGGTATGCCCTGAGGAACATAAGCATAGAATCCTTGACTGGATTGTAGAAGTAGGGTATCCCAAAGAAGAGGTAGAGAAGCTTGGTAAGCATTTCTATGTCAGGTGTTGGGAGATTATATAGTTTACCCTATCGGGAAAGAACAACATGAGATGCTACATTTGCAATAAGGATTGTCCCGATGGGGAAATTCAGGTAGAGAAAAGAGATGGTGTTTATAAGTTCTCACCATGTAAAGAATGCTCGAATGTTATACAGAGGACAGTCCTATACAAGGAAGTAGAGAATGAAGAAACACCTACTATACCATTGTGGGATATTGAATGAGTAGAAAACATTTACCTTGTCCTTGTGGTAGTTCATCTGATGGGTTGTATGACTACGGTGATCACCAGTATTGTTTCGCATGTAATAAATACTTCAAAGGAAGTGAAGAGATGACTGATATGTCTAACACTCCGGTCCAGATGAAGGGTGAACTCAGCCCTATCCTAGACCGTAAGCTTAACCTTAAGACTGTCGAGTTGTACCGTGTACTCCAGCATGATGGTAAGCATATGTATCCTTACTATAAGGATGGTAAGCTTGTCGCTGTTAAGACTCGGTTGCCTGACAAGGCTGGCTTCCCTTGGTCTGGATCTCCGGGTGGTGTAGAACTCTTTGGTCAGAACCTGTTCCCTCAGGGTGGTAACACCCTTACGATTGTAGAGGGTGAGCTTGATGCACTCTCTGCCTATCAGATGTTGAATGAACCTGTCGTATCGGTATGCTCTGCGAGTACGGCAGTCTCAGATCTCAAGCGTAACTACGAGTGGGTTAATTCTTTTAAGCGTATCGTCTTTGCCTTTGACAATGACAAGGCAGGGCAGGAGGCACAGACTAAGGCAGCATCCCTCTTTGATCCTAAAAAAGTAAGGATCATGAAGCTTGCACAGCACAAGGATTCTTCTGACTACCTCGTCAACAGTAACGTTAAGGAGTTCTATGAGCAGCACAGAACAGCAGGACCATTCACCCCTGATGGCATTGTATCCGGGGCAAGCATCTATGATCTACTCAGAACAAAGCCTGAGTATGACTCTGTTAAGTACCCGTGGAATGGTGTCAATGACTATACCTATGGACTCAGGACTGGAGAACTTGTTACTGTCATTGCTGGAACAGGCGTTGGAAAGACACAGTTCCTCAGAGAGTTAGTCTATGGTCTACTTAATAACACGAAGGCTAATGTAGGTGTCCTCTTCCTAGAAGAACCCATCCGTGATACTGGCCTTGGTCTTATGTCAGTCCATGCTAATAAGCGTATCTATCTACCCGATGCGGAGTATACTAAGGATGAGTTCGATGACGCATATAAAGCAACTGTTGGATCAGGTCGTGTCTTTCTGTATGACAGCTTTGGATCTAATAGTATTGACAGGATTCTGGGTACTATTCGTTATCTTGTTCGCGCATTGGATTGCAAATATATTGTACTAGATCACATCAGTATTGTAGTATCGGATCAGTCTAACGGTGATGAACGCCGTGCTCTTGATGAGATTGCAACGAAGCTTAAGACACTAACGGTTGAACTCTCAGTATGCATTATCATGGCTGCACATCTCAGGAGACAGCCTAATGGTCAGTCACATGAAGAGGGTGCTGCTGTTAGTCTTTCTGATATTCGCGGGACTGCCGGAATTGGGCAGCTTAGTAATATCATTCTGGGTCTTGAGCGTAATACGCAAGCGGATGATCCAGCGGAGAGGCACATCGTAAGGGTGCGTGTAGTTAAGAACAGGTTCAGTGGTATGACTGGACTTGCTACTCACTTGCGGTATCATACCGAATCTGGTAGACTTATCGAAGAACAACCGGATACACCAGTGGAGAATACAGATGACAATTAAGATTAACGTGCATGTAGACGGATGGATCTCAGAAGAGGGGTTCCATATCTTTGTAGAGGAACAGGAAGAAATCATTACCTTCTTTAGGATGGCAAATGAGTTCATCGAAAGTCAGTGTGTTCCAAGTGTACCACCCAGTATACGGCAGGATGGTAGGGAGAACATTGCTAAGCTGGCATACATCCTAGAATCTACAGCAGGATATTTGAGGAGCCAAGGTAGTGCAATTACCGACTGGGAAAATTATATGGGACGTAGAGACTGATGCCCTCAACGCTACAGTCATTCACCTCTTGGTTGCGAAGTTTGTTGACAAGGAAGGGTACTACATCTTCCGTGATGCAGAGAACTTCAGAGCCTTCTATGAAGACAACCCTGACGCTGAATGGATCGGACACAACAGTATCGCGTTTGACTCGGTTGTCCTGTCCCGTCTGTGGGGAATCACTATCCCTCTCGGAAAACAATCCGACACTCTTGTCATGTCCAGATTGTGGGAGCCAACTCTTGACGGCCACTCACTACAAGCATGGGGTGACCGTTTCTGTGAAGCAAAGATCCCGTTTAAAGAGTTCTCCGTTTATTCAGAAGAGATGAAGGTATACTGTAAACGAGATGTCAAAATTACTGAGCGAGTTTATAAACATCTTAATCGTATGCTTACTTGTTTCTCTATGGAATCTATCCGCCTTGAGCATGCTACTCAGTACATTATCTCTGAGCAAATAAGGAATGGGTTTCTTTTAGATAAAGAAGTTGCATCCGATATCTATACTGGTGCGCTGACTGAAGCTAATCGTATTGAAGAAGCAGTCATTAAGTTCTTCCCTCCGATTGTAACAGAGCGGTACTCAGAGAAGACGGGTAAGCGCCTTAAAGATGATGTCGAGTCTTTCAACCTTGGCTCACCAAATCAAATTGTAAAGCGTCTTGATGAGCTAGGTTGGAAGCCGACAGTACAAACAAAGACGGGTAAGTCTTGGAAGATATGTCAGGAAAATCTAGATACTATTCCTGATACCCTTCCTGATGGTACCAGTATGCCGCAGTGTATTAAAGATCTAAAGAAATGGAAGATCCTTGAAACAAGATGGAAGACTGCAAAGGACTGGCTCGACAGAATGGACGGAGATGGTAGAGTCCACGGACAAGTTATCATTCCCGGTACCATTACCCACAGAGCCACCCACCAAAACCCAAACATGGCTAACATCCCCTCTATCACCACAGAACGTGGCCTATCTGGACTATTTGCATACGAATGCAGAGAGGCTTGGACTGTCCCAAGAGGCTCTAAGCTGGTTGGAACAGATGCTGCGGGAATACAACTTCGTGTACTCGCCCACTACATGAATGATCCTACCTATACGAAGACGTTGTTAGAGGGTGACATCCATACCTTTAACAAGAATGCATTAGGTGAGTACTGTAAGGATAGACCGACAGCAAAGACCTTCATCTATGCTTGGCTGCTTGGGGCTGGTCAGGCTAAGGTAGGGCAGATACTAAACTGTACTGTGCGTCAGGCTGGTGATGCTATGGATAACTTCCTCCGTTCAATTCCTGCATTGAAGGAACTTAAGAGGAAGGCTGCTATGGCTGCACAGCGTGGGTATCTCGTCAGTCTTGACGGTAGGCGTATCAAGATCGAGTCGGAGCATAAGGCTCTATCTGTCTACCTTCAGGGTGGTGAGACAGTCATCATGCGTATGGCTAACTTCCTCTGGTATAATCAGGCGAAGAAAGATAAGATCAAGTTTAAGCAGACAGTATGGGTACATGACGAATGGCAGACAGAAACAGAGGAGGAAAGGGCAGAAGATCTCGGAAGACTGCAAGTACAATCCATCCGAGATACCGGGGATTACTTCAACTTGAACTGTCCACTGGACGGAGAATACAAGATAGGTAACAACTGGGCAGAGACTCACTAATGCTCGTAACAAACACATTGACAATATACCAAGACATGCTAATATATGACTATCAACAACTGGAGACTACACGAATGGCTACTGCTACGAAGACTGTAACTGGTGAGTTCCGTACCAAGGTTTACTTCGCTCATGTACAAGAACCCTCCCAGTTTGGTAACTACGAGATCAACCTCGCTGTTACCCCTGAGATTGAGAAGAAGCTTATCGAACTCCGTCTTGATGGTAAGATCAAGGATGGTAAGGAACGTATTAACAATGGTGGTAAGTTCCTCACCCTGCGTAATGCAGCCATCGATCTCGGTGGGTTTGAATCTGAGATGGTTGTCATCGATCAGAATGGTAAGCGCACGAAGGCATTGATTGGTAATGACTCTGAGTGCATCGTGTACTGGCGCGCTTACGATACCCCTAAGTATGGTAAAGTCATCAAGCTTGGCAAGATGATTGATTGGGACGAAGAGAACAAGAAGAAGAAGTTCGGTACCCTTAAGATCGTTGAGCTTGTCGAGTACGCTAGTCCGGTGAACGAGTTCGCTGCTGCTATGGACGCTGCCTCTGAGGAAGATCCCTTCCCTAAGTCTGAACTCCCGCCTCCTGCTGAGGTGAAGAAGACTAAGGGTAAGACGGTATCGTTTGAGATCGAAGCTTAATTGATGTACTACTCTGTTGACGAGATGCCTAAATTAATGTACTACACGACTGAAGAGAT